GACGGATTGTACCATTTAGAAGGAAAGACGTTCAAAGAACTGTTCGGGTCCCGCCAACAAGTTTGGAACGGAACTGCCTATAAAACAGAAGGACTCTTGCGAAAAAGTGACATCATGATGAACAAATGGGGACGTATTGTCTCAAAAAAGAAACACGCAACCGCCAAGAAGGAACAACTTCAGAAAAAACGACTCTTCAAAAACTACACCGCAGTAAAGGGTAAATTCGGCGCGGTAAAACGCGGAACCCGTAAGAGGGGGGGGGCGTAGGAGGGGGGCGAAGCCCCCCTTTGACCCCCATCTAAAAGGGGACATTGAATAGGGGCGTAGCCCCCCTTTGACCCCCATCCAAAGGTGCGTATGGGGATTCAGAATAGGGGCGTTGAGGGATTCGCATTCAGAAAATATGATGAAGTTATCATATTTTTATTGTTCTCCCTTTAGGGGGCTGCGCCCCCGTTGCGACTGTCTCTAAGGTACATGTGTTTATTTGCTCATATCTACAGATGGAGACAATTTGTTGAGGTCGAGTGATTTGTATTTTTTGGCGTCGGACGTCCATTTTCCATCGCTGGTAGCAACCAGATTGTAAACGCAGTGACCAAACACATGTTTGACGTAATCATCGTCTTCAACAAAGTCGAACTCCGTTTTCATTGATAAGAAATCACTTGTCTTAAAAGACTCCAAAATATGCTCCAAAGTAGAGTCTTTCAAGTTCACGTTGAAATGGCCTTTGGCATTGGGTTCCACAAAATATATATCTTGTTCTTTGATTTCTATCCAATATTGCTTCTCTGACAAATCCATTCCGAAGAGCCTGTATAAATTACGCATATTCAATGCTATCTTTTTTAATAGCTCCGCGTTTTGTTTGCTTTCGTCAATGCTACAATGAGCAATAAGAATACGGGTTGTTTCTAAAACTTTAATCCAAACAGGGGGAGCTTTTACCCCCTCTTCATTTTCCCGATATTTGATTGACTCTTGACCAACTATGACAGGTGCAACTAAGACCGGTGCTGCGTAGTTGAATATTTCCTGTAAAAAACAATAAGTATTCAAATCTAAAATGGATGTCATTGTAATGTATGTTATAGAACAGCTACCTTTAAATTCATTTAGCGAAAGAACTTAGTATGCTAGACTCCATAATCCGCACATTTCCTGGTGACAACAAGTTTCTTCTTGCCAGAGCATAAAAAAGGTTTAATTGAGAAATAAAAAGATAAAATTTTTATTCTTTTTGAATATATTAAACCCCCGTTTTTTGGGGGTCAAAGGGGGGCTTCGCCCCCCTTAAAGGACGATCGTTCCGACCGAATACCAGAGATCAATAAACGTGTCGTTCGCGTCCAAATACACACCGTATTTCGCTCGAACGTATCTCTCAAAGTATGATTTATTGACCAACAATGATTTCGTTTTCGTTTCATTTGATTGATTATAGAACTTGCAATAGAATAAATATGCGTTATACAAAGACATCGTTTTATTGCCTTCGCGTAAATTCGTCAGTGCCAATTCAATGTCCGTATCTTTATCCCACAATATATTCCTTTTATGTATTATATACTTATCTTTCACAATTTCAAGTTCGGGATGGAAGTAATTCAAAATATCTACGATCTTATCCTCTTTCAGTAAATACTTTTTCTTTTGCTGTGGATGTTGAACCTGCATCCAATTTCGAAACAAAATCCCCACCTCTTCCGATTCCAATTCCGCATATTCGTTAGGATCGTCTATTGCCGTTTCTGACCAGAACTTCAGAAATTTTTGAATAAGCGGGAGCTGAGAACTACCAACATCCACAAATACTTCTTGCTCTATATTGTACTGTGTGGGAAAAATGGTCTCTGTCAACGTCTTCTTACAGATCAAATTATACAGTCCTATAGGGTAATTATGAATATCCAAGTACTCTTTCCATAAATACTGCATTTGTTTTAAAGACAATGATTGTTCACTCGTGGCAGTTTTCATGCAGTATTCTTCTGAAGGTGATGTCGACAACATCGACACCTGTTGTTGTGATAAATTTATCAAGTATTCCTGAACAAACTGCGATATTATTTCCTCCGATTTCATATTTTTAAGTTTGAAAATATACTGCTGCATCTCTACATCTTGAGAGAAATCGTTCACATAATCATCTGAACATCCATATTTATGACTATAATGACATGCAACACATAACATATCCAATCCGCAATATTTCAATGTACTTTCGCACCATGACTGATGTTCTATCATAGGCAATACATGAATCATTCTACAATCCGATCCAATCTGTTTTTCGTGATATTTGAATTTAAACGTTTGGATACACTGAACATTGAAGTTCTCTATAGAAATCTGATTCAGAGTTCGCAAAAAACATTTCGCCTTTGGTGTTATGAAATGAATGAGAGATGTTTGTTTCTTCAGTATATTGTCTCCAATAATAGTCAATAAATATTTGGCTTCCGTTTTTGTCGCGCAAATCGTTTGACAAAACTGTTTTAAAACCAATTGAATGGTTTCCGACTCTGGAATCACTTTCGTGATCTGTTGTTCTTTTATTTTTTTCAGCAACGATACTTTCGTCTTGTGTTTCCAATTCATTAACTTCGGATTGCGTTCATGACTGATCGTACACACTATATGATGGAGTATGTCATCCTCGCATGTATTTATAAAATGCGTGCCGTTATATCTGAAAAATGTCTCGTTTGAATGATTGTAGTAATACTTACATTGACTTAGAAACTGATTTATAAATCGGTCATGTTCATCCTGATGTTCGTGCGTTCGTTGTTTATTCTTTTCACGGGTATCTTGTATGGTATCCAACAGAACCGGCAACTGATGTGTGATATAATGATGTATTTTAGAAGTCATGAATGGGTCGTCCTCGTATTTTTTACAGAGAGTTTCCACCAGACCACACAATAAATTCACTTTTGGGTCTTCTTCTGTGTCCATTATAAACATCGGCATTTAGTTTGAAACTCAATTAGGTTTATATTGGTTTAGAAATAAAAAAGAATATAAAAGTTTGAAATCTATTTCATAAATATGGCATGAATACGTTTTATCTTTTATGGTACTCACACTTAACCCCTGTTCCTCCTCCGGCGACAGGACCTTTATTCTTTGGATTGAAGAAATTTGATTTAACTGCTACTTTGAGTTGTGGTTTTTTTAATCAAGCGAATACAATAACAAATAAATTTAAATACCTGAAACAATCCGTGTTGCAGAATCCGTTCATAAACCCGACCCAGAAAGAAGATTTCGTTCATGTATTCGGGATTGTTCAACGCCGGTACTACGCATTATCCCGGTTCGCCTATTTATGGAAAGTAAAACACGCGGCGGTTGCTATAGACACGGATTTGTTTTTAAATATCATTGATCTTAAAAAACGGAATACATTTGTACTATACCGTGGAAAAAACGAATTCCGTTTCATCGTTTCTGACTTGATGCGTATTATGGAATTGGCCATCTGGCACAACTGGGAAGGTTATTTTCGTGTCATCTCTCAACAACCCACGAATCCTTATACGAAACAAGAATTTCGTCCCGTTGATTTGTATAACATATATTACCATATGAAATGGAACATGGATATGATCATTCCTCAGTTTTTTCATTTGTGGTTTTTAGACGGATTTTGTCTCAACACTTTCAAAAGGCGAAATGACCTGTTTATTCGTAAGATGTGTATCCGACAGTTCACGAAAACGGTTTCCAATAACAACCATGTGATTTATAGAGACGTATTGGAAATGCTTTCTGAATACCGTTTTTCTTGCAGATGGAGAATACATGAAGATTTTCCAAAAGACGTCTTGGTAGATGCTATGCGGCCGTATTTATATGTTCATTATTTGATAACATGTGATATTCTCAGCTGTGGACAGGCCAATTACTATGAGCTCTTGCTTCATCGTGAACTTTTGCGTTTTTACGCTTTCAATAAACTGTTCGGACAACGGAAGTACTTTACAAAAGAACTGACGTTTCATGAGGACAAACTTGAGTTTCATAGTTGGCATTTTTAGATAGAATAATTTATCATCCTTGTATAATATATAGATGGACAAACATTATTTAGTGACAGGCGGATGCGGTTTCATAGGCTCCAATTTTATAAATAAACTTTTCATGTTAAACCCCGAATCGTATATTGTCAATTTAGACTCGCTTTATATCCCACATTCTGTCGAGAATATTCACAAACTCGTCACAGAATCTTCGCGATATGTCTTTGTTGAGGGAAATATCTGCGACTATGATTTAGTCATGCATATTTTAAGAACATATGAAATCGACGTCGTTGTGCATTTTGCCGGAAGGGATAGTGTACCGAATTCCTCCAATGATTCATGGAGATATATTCAAGACAACGTGGTCGGGACACAAACTTTGCTGGAAGCATGTAAAACGTACGGGGATTTAGACAAATTCATTCACATTTCCACCGACGAAATATACGGTGAGACAAATATAACCAATGGACAAAAGGAACAATGGGTGTTGTGTCCGACGACTCCATGTGCTGCTTCCAAAGCGAGTGCCGACTTATTAGTGATGTCTTATTTTCATACATTTGCATTACCTATCGTGATTGTGCGAATCAGCAACGTGTATGGTATTCATCAATCTTCTGACAATATCATTCCCAGATTTATTAAAGCACTGAAAGAAAAGAAAAAAATTACCATAAAAGGAAACGGAAGTCAGATTCTGCCTTTTTCACATGTATATGATGTCACAAATGCAATTGACACAATTATTTTGAGAGGAACTATAGGAGAAACATATCAAGTGCATAATAAAGAAGACGAATGTTCTATTATAGATATTGCGAAAGGACTGGTTCTTCTCATGATTGATGTCAAAACGGAAGACTTCGCGGAATACATTGAATTCGTGAATGATGATGATGATGCTCCAAAAAACATCAGATATTATGTCAGTAACGACAAACTGAAAAGCATTGGATGGGTTTCGGAAATTCCATTTATAGAAGGAATCGACGAGCTAGTCAAATTAAAAATATAATATTTTTCTCTGCAAATACTATACTATATGGCATCAATAATGGCCGCAAAGAATCTTTACAATAATAACATTGCGCCGTACAATCCCGAAACACCCATTATACTCAATCATTTAGCATTTGAAAATTTGGATTCGTTAGACCCTCTTGGAAAAATGGCGATATCCGACACATTTCACGATCTCGCCCAACCGCGAGAGGGATACGATGCTACACACTTTAATGGAACTATTTTGCAAAATATTATTGCATTCCAGAACAAATATGATCAACCCAATGGATTTTATAAAGGATCACTTGAAAAAATGTTCGGTGGAAAAATCGGAGTGAGCCATTTGGAACCTTCTGTGAATGCATTTATAGAAAATTACTTCGGATTACAACCAGCTTACGCAGAAGTTACGTTTGACGACATTTTAGATCATCCTTTAAAATTCAATGAGACAATA